CAGGCTTTAAATCTCCATTTGAGGGTGACATAGTTAAGAGAGCAGCATCCGGTTATCATATATTTAAGAAAGGTAGTAAAGGTGCTTTATCTTTTCAAGCTGCATACAAAGCAGCCAAAGGTAAGAAGTTCAAATGGAAAGGAACTGGTAAGTGGTATAAATGAACAATCGCTGGCTTCCAGAAGATTACGGGGAAACTCATACTGAGGCTATAGAGAAATTCTTAAAAGTAAGTAACAAAGCCGGTAAGAGTGTATCCTTTATACCTAATGACTCTCAACGTAGAGTGCTGGCTAGGTTGTCCGGGCGAGATATAATCCCAAAGGCGAGACAGCAAGGCATTTCGACCCTCTTCCTAGCCTGCTTTTTCTTAGACTGTTTAGTATATGAGAACCTGCGGTGTGTAGTTATAGCACATGATGCCGATTCAACTGAGCGGTTATTTCAAAGAGTACGTTTCTTTCTTGATAATTTCATAGGTGATGAGATTGAAACAATAAGTAGTACGAAAAGGGAGATCCGGTTTGTAGCAACTAACGCTACGTTTTATGTAGAAACGGCTGGGAATACCAAGTCTGGTCGTTCGGGTACCATAAATCGTCTCCTGTGTAGCGAGGTAGCATACTGGCCGGATCCAAAAGCAATGACAGCAGGTTTGTTGCAAAGTGTACCTGCAGAAAATTCATTAGTAGTCTTTGAGTCAACTGGTAACGGTGCTCAAACATGGTATCACAGAAGATGTATAACCGCCGCAAACCCGACATCTCAGTATACCTTACATTTTTTGAATTGGAAGGACTTTAGCGAATACACATTAAAGCTCAGTGAGGCTGAGGAAGAGTCTGTATATGAAACTCTTGACCCATCCATGGAGGAGCCTGAAGTCCTTGCTGAGCATAGCTTATCCGCTGGTCAATTAGCATGGCGGCGTGAGAAGATAGATGAGATGGATGGAGACTTAGGTCTCTTCCGGCAAGAGTATCCACTAACTTTAGAGGAATGTTTTAGAAGCCGTGGTCAATCATTTTTCCATAGAGTATTTTATGAGGACATTGGTGAACATTGGCAAAGCCATAATGAGTCTTGGAATTTTTTCAGGGATGATCGCCATCCTATACCTAGCTGTCATTATGTATTGGGTGCTGACGTTAGTGGCGGTGTTGGCGGAGACTATTCGGTCGTCGAGATCTTATGCTTGGAAGATCAAAGACAAGTTGGCGAGTACGTTGACAACAATATAAGCCCCGATGCCTTTGCTGACATAATAGCTTGGCTCGGTAAAATGTATAATGATGCTTGGGTTAACGTAGAAACTAACAACCATGGTGGTGTAACAATAACTGAATTGCTAAATAAGTACCCAAGAAACCTTATGTTTGGCTCTGATACCTTATCAAGTGCTGTATACGGAGTAGGAACACAGACAACTAGATCAAGCAAGCTTAGCATCATAGGTTTATTAAGAAAGAATTTAGCTGAAGGCTTTGTAATAGTTAGTGATTACCTAAGAGGTGAGCTTAGTTCTTTTGTTGAAGTACCGATTAGTGATATAAATTCTAGGTTGCAAGCATCTTCTGGTACACATGATGATTCAGTTATGGCACTAGGAATGGCTAATGTGGCAAGAGTTAACTACGAAGCATATCTAGCATACCAAGGTAAAGGTTTAGTTAAGGTTGTTAATCCAGAAGCTGATTTTACTATGAGAGCCATTCTTGATAAAAAACATAGAGGCGATTATCCTTGTACAGCAGGCTTAGTTGAGTATAATTAAATGCATGTATTATTCCTTAGTTGTGGTCAGGGTTTAAGTATACCTGCAAGACTAGCACAAGAAGGTCATAACGTAAAGACATTTATCCATAATGAAGATCCACAGACAGGTTCTGGTTTGTACGATAGGATCTCATCTTGGAGACCTTATGTAAATAATAGTGATATTGTAATTGCAGATGATCCGTATTTCGGCTACAAAGAGATTAGATTTGAGAAAGCACCAACTCATGTACTAGGGCTTAGTAAGTTTTTCACACTTGGCAATCAGAATGTTGGTAACAAGGTAGCTTTGATGAAGCTAACAGGGCTTCAGCTATCTAACAAGACACCAGACTATTACATAGAGGCATGGTGGAACGGACGTAAATGGTGTACGCCTTTCTTACAACTGAGTTATCATTGGAATTTAGTTTCTGAAGCCTTAGGTCCCAGACTAGGACCGATGTGTACGGTAGCTAAGGTTACGGAAGAGCTTCCGCAAAGTATATTTGAAGGTCTGCGAAACCTTAAATCATTATTTGAAACCAGCCGGTATAGAGGACCAGTTCGGCTAGGGTTCGACCAGCGAAGATTGGCTGATATTCATGTTGGCTTTTCGTTCGATAGTACCGAAATCTTTTTGGAAAGTATGCAACAGGATCCGTTAGACATCCTGTTAGAAGTTGCTGGAGGTGTTAGATCCGAACTTAACATGATTGACAATGTGTATGTGTCAATGAGGATGCAACGTGTAGGATGGCCTACAACAAAAGAACATGAGATTAAAGGATTGTTTGAGGCAAATGTAAAGCATTGCGGTCTAGTTAATGTTAAGTACCAGAAAGAACGATACTATGCTACGCAGACTTTCGGACCTATAATAAAGGTGGTAGCTAGAGGTGACAATTCTAAAAATGCCTTTACACGTTGTGCAAGAACATTACGAAATATAACAATAGAAGATGCGATATACCGCATTGATTTAATAGATACATATAAAACTAAAGATTATCCTAAGTTTAATGAAATTGCGAAGATATGGAAGGATACGAAAGCGGTAAGCCAGACGTCGGTTGGTGGGAAGAGCAAATCAATTCCGGCATAAAGTATAGAGAGAACTGGGCCGCTGAGTCAAAGTGGCCTATGTGGCAAGCGTTCTACAGAGGTGACTATCATGAGTCTATCTTGCCTAAGAATGTTGTCTTTATGATGCTTAGGATGATGACTCCTAGGATTTACTTCCGTAACCCAGGTATATCAATAACACCAAAGAAGCCTGGTCCTGAGGCAACGGCTGTAGCAAAGGTAATGGAGCGTGTATCAAACCAGATGATGATACACATGGGTGTTAAGCAAGAGAGTAAGAAGCAAGTACAAAATGCTTTCTTTACAGGAACCGGCATAGGTAAGTTTGGCTTCGGTGCTGAACATTCTCCAACCCCTCAAGAAGAGGGTACCTATGCCCCTCTTACAAGGTCTGGTAATAAAGTAGAATTCACACAAGGTATCATGGATAATATGCCATGGTATCGTACACTTGACACAGGTAACTTTGTAGTACCATGGGGCACTGATCGTTGGGAGAATACATACTTTGTAGCGGAGAAGATTAGCAGGCATTTGGATGATGTTGTCAATGATACAAGACTATCACATAGGAAAGAGATACAAGATCGTGCCTATAAGAGGAAGAATTACCATACACCATTTGCGGAAACTATTACAAATAATCCAAGAGAGACTATTGATCTTTGGGAAGTACGGGATAAAAGGTCTGGCAAAGTATTTATCATAGCTCCGACAGTTACGGATAAAGTGCTGTACTTTGATGATGATGAGTTGCAGGTAGGAAACGGGCTCCCTTACTTCCCAATAACCTTTAACCCAGACAATGATTGCTTTTGGGGTATACCAGATATAAAGATACTGGAACCCTTCCAACGTGAGATTAACGAGATTAAAACGCAGATGATGCGGCATAGGCGTTTATCAATCGTTAAGTTCATTGCAACAGCTACGGCGATTAGTGAGGATGAAGCAGCCAAATTGCTCGATGAAGATGGACCTGGTCTAGTTAGGGTTCTGGACATAAACGGGATCAAGAACATCGAAGTTGCTCCAATTCCAGAAAGTTTGCTAAAGGCTGAAGATCGCATAATGACGGATGTCCGAGAGATTATGGGTCTATCTCGCAATGAAGCAGGCTCCTTTGGTGAGGGTTCCGCAGATAGAACAGCGACAGAGGTTAGAGCTATTCGAGAAGCGGCAAGTATTAGAGAGGATGAACGCAGAGATACCATAGCAGATGCTCATGTAGGTATGGTACGTTTAATGCACGAAGTTATTTATCAACATTGGACTGAGGAACAAGTAGTACAGGTAGTAGGTCCAGATCAACTTCCAGTTTGGGTATCTTTTGTAGGTAGAGAACTTGCAGGCTATAAGTTTTTTATTAAGATAGATCCAGATCAATCGGTGAGTGAGACGAAGGCTATTAGAGAAGACCGGGCGCAGAGAATGTATGCGTTACTTAAAGACAATCCATTGGTAGACTCTACCAAATTAACTAAGTATCTTTTAGATAATATGATTGGAGTCCAGTTTGATGATATGCTTCAGCCTCAGGAAGGTGCTGGTGCAAGTCAACAGAATCCAATGCCAATGGGTCAATTTGCACAAATGCAACAACCAGGAGTAGGAAATGCGTAGAAAAAAAGGAAGTTTTAGGAACGGGCGAAAGCAAGGTGCAAGATCAAACTTGCCTAACTTTCGTAGTTCAGGTAGTGGTAT